AGGTTCATCTGTTGGTGTTATCGCTCAAGAAGTTCAAGAGGTTTATCCTCAGCTAGTAACTGAAGGCGAAGAGAAGATCACCGTTAACTATAACGGTCTAGTTGGTCTACTCATTCAGGCTGTTAAGGAACAGGCTGATGAAATCGCTGCTCTAAAAGAGAAGCTAGGTTGATATATTAGGAACCTTCGGGTTCCTTTTTTATAAATAACATTGGGTGTCTCCCACCCGTGTTGTTGGTAAGACTACAACTACCCTTAGGGGTTTTTTTATGTCTAAAAATAGAAATCTTAATGTGTATAAATATATATGAATTGAAACAAAGCTACATATGATTCCTCGTTAGTCTTACCAAAAGCAAACACGGGGAAAAAAACACATGGCATTTAAGATTAAAGGCGCTGACTTTTTTAGTGACGCTAGAAATCTCGTAGATGTTAATTTAGCTGGTATTACTACTGCGCTAAATGTTGGTCCAACTGGTGCTGAAACATTCACCGTAGATGGTTTTACTGGTATTGCGACAGCCGCAGGATTGAAGGTAGGTTCCTCTGTTGTATTCAATGGAGAAACTACTGACCTTGGCGTAGAAGCATCAACTACACAGTTAGCTTCTGCATCAGCTATTAAAACCTTCGTTCAAGCAGAGGTTTCTAATGCTACAGGTGGCAGTGGAGACTTTAGTGGGGGTGATCTGGATCTTACCGGCAATTTAACTGCTGATGGTACAGGTAGCTTCGGCTCAACAGTAACATTTGATGATACCAATACTGGAACCTCAGGTTTCAGAGTCGGCACTGCTGGTCAAGAAATATCATCTATTGATACTGATATATCTCTAGGTGGCGTTGCTGCTGGTAATTCAGCTCTACCTACTCAGCTAGCTGTTAAGACATACGTCGATAATCAGTTTGCTAATAATAACACCTTTGAATTCTCAGTTGAAGGTGATACGGAGCAGTCTCTAGATTTAACTGGAGATAGTATTAACTTCATCGGCGGTACCAACCTAACTGCTTCACTTGCAGTTTCTGGTACTGCTGGCGATGAGACCTATGATCTCACCTTCGATCTAGATAGTGATGTTACCATCGGTAACAACCTAGACATCAATGGAAACCTAACCTTCGATAATATTGGTCCACAGATCAGTGAGTTCGTAACCGATCTTTCTGGTAATAACAACAACACCTCTGTTCCTACTTCATCTGCTGTATTGGCTGCTATTAGTAGTGGTGTTAGTGGTGGTGCTCCATCTATCGAGCTAAATGATTCTGGAAATACTGCTGGTAAGTATTATCTACCTATAGCTTCTGCAGTGGGTAATGGTAGTCAGCAAGCACTAGTAACAGACGACACTCTTTACTACGATCCAGCAACTGGTCAGCTCAATGCTCAAGAGTTCAACTCACTATCTGATATCAGGTATAAGGAGAACATTGAGCTAATCGAGAGCCCAATGGCTAAGGTAGAGGCTCTACGGGGCGTCACCTATGACTGGAAGAGCAGTGGTAATGCTTCTGCTGGTATCATTGCACAAGAGGTTCAAGCAGTAATGCCTGAGCTAATCTCTGAGCAAGAAGATCGCTTAACTGTTAACTATAACGGTCTAACTGGTCTCTTAATTGAAGCTGTTAAGGAGCTTTCTGCTGAAGTAGCTGCTCTCAAAGCCGCTCAATGATTATAGCACAGATTGGGACTTGACAAAGGTCTCTAAATCGACTACAATCAGCCTTGTCGAGGTTGATAAGACACTCTAAGTACTTAGAGATCAATAGAGGGACCTCTTTAGGTCCCTTTTTTATTAGCCTAATAAATAACAGTAGCTATTCCTTTATTATGTTCACAGTGTATTCTAAAGTCAATTGTAAGTATTGCGAAGCAATTGAAAAGGTATTCTCAATGAAGAATATAAAGTATAAGAAGAACTTATTGAATGTAGATTACACCAGAGAAGATTTTATTGAGAAATTTGGAGAGCAGGGAACATTTCCCAAGGTCCTTAATGAGAATGGAGATTTGATTGGAGGAGCCAAAGAAACGGTTCAGTATTTAAAGGATAATCATCTAGTATAAAAAAATGAGTATAATTAAAACAGAATCTATAAGTTCTCTCAATAATCTTGGGGATACCAATAATATTGATCTATCTGATGATGGTACTACAACATTTAATGGACCCATAGTAGCTGATAGAGTAAAGGCTGGATCATCAAATCTACAGTATGATTATAGGACTCGTAATGCACCAACAGTTATACCTATTCCTAGTTGGGCAACAGAAATTGAGATTGATTTTTATAAATTTTCTTCTCCTACTGTTACTGGTATACATTATAATCTCATTCGTTCTGACCTAGCAGTCTCTATTATTCCAATTTTTTCATCATATAGTAATACGTATGAACGTATTAATAATAATGCAGTATACGGTGTAGGCTCTCCTTCTAGTGGTAGGTTTGGAACTATAGCAGGTACCCCCGCTCATTTATTATATCTATTTCAAGACGGATTAAGTTCTTTTAAATATGAGTATACTGGAACAATTAGATATAATAAAGTTAACTTTCAAAACCAATCGGGAGGAACGTATATCATATATTATGTAACTCTGAATTGTACTTACTATGAGTATAATACTGGAACCGTATATGGCGTTTTTAACAGTCAAGGTTGGTTTTATGGTGATGTAAATAGTCCTGATGACATTCTCCAAAATGTTGCCTTTGGCAATGATTCTGTTTCTTCTGCTAACACCGGAAGTTTCAATGCTAAATTCCGAGAAGAAGATCCAGGTACTCTAATAACAACGTAAAATGATCTAGTATAAATACAAGAAAGATACCGGAGGCGAGTATCATGCTCACCCTTTCTATTGTATTTGGTGTTATAATGCTCCAAATGTTTCTTTTATTAGGAGGAGTCATTGGGTATCTAACCTACGGATATCTTTCAGCCCAAGCCTCAGCATTACCATCCCACCCAGAGTTTTACGATGAAGAGGGTAACGTATTACCAGATGAAATTCTTGCTATTCGTTTTGAGAATAGCTATGATAACTTGGGTGACTGGGAAGAAGAAGACCTTTAAAACTTTATTTTGTAATTATCATGGCAGAAGCGACAACCAAAAAGACACGCACAAGGAAGCCTTCCGCTTCCAAAGTAACTACTACAGCTAAAAATAAAGCTCCAGTATCACTAGAGCTTCCTAGAAATCCTCTTATGTTTGAGATTCTAGACCTAGTTTCCAAGCAGCGTACTAAGGCTAAGAAGATTGAAGTACTCAAAAAGCACGAGTGCCTAACTCTCAAGTCCTTATTCATTTGGAACTTTGATGAGACTGTAGTCAGCCAACTCCCAGAAGGTGATGTGCCTTACGGTGACCCAGAAGACCAGTTGAAGTATAACGGAACTCTATCCGAGAACCTAGCAGATAAGTCTCGTCAAATGTATACTGACGGTAACTTCTCACTAGGTAGTGCTGATACTAACGGCAGAACAACTCTCCGTGCTCAGACTCGTAACTTCTATCACTTCGTTCAAGGTGGTAATCCAGGTCTCTCTGGTATGCGTCGTGAGTCTATGTTTATCAATCTCCTTCAATCGGTTCACCCCCTTGAAGCAGAGATTATGGTCCTCGTAAAAGACGGGCTGCTCTCTGACTCATACGCAATCACCCAAGAGGTAGTTGCTGAGGCATATCCCGACATCACTTGGGGCGGAAGGGGTTGATTTTCTCCACCCAAAATCTTCCATAAACATTAAGAAAATATAAAGCTCCCTAAATAAATCTAGGGAGTATGTTATACTCTTTATACGTTCATCACACAGAAGGCTGTGTGACGCAAGTAGGATGACGCGGAACGGATTATCGTTCATCTTGTCCAAGAGGATGAGACGCAAACGCCACCCGAAAGGAACGGGATTTAACCATCTCATTTCTTAGGAGCAAACAAATGCTAGCAGTTTATCGTGGTGTCGCTTATGACACAGACCGTAACTTAACGAAAGAATCAGATTACAAAAAAGTAACTGAAACTTATCGTGGTATTCAGCACACCGAAACCGTTAAGGTAGAGGTATCAAAATGAATACACTAGACATCATCCGTCAAAAAGAGCTAAGAGCAAGAAAGCTTCACGAAGCTCGGTTGCTTATGGCAAGACTAAATCAAAGAGCGAATAACGCTTGATACTAGGAGCCGCAAGGCTCCTTTTTTATGACTAAATAGTAATATCATATTTTTTTATTATGAGTTCTCTTAATACTAATTTTATTAACAATACAACTCGTACTACTGTTAATAATAGTGAAAAAAATCTTCAGCTAGGTTCTGACGGAAGTGTGACTAGTTTCGAGGGTCTTAGTATTAGTGATGCGGCTGCT